TTAAACCAATCTTGACTATTAAATACCCATTCTACATCTTTGGGATCTTTAAAATACATCGTAGTATGAGATAATTTATGCCGTCTTGTTTCAAACCACTCTATTTTATAGATAAAATCATTATTTTCGTTATTCTGCATTGTTATAACAATATATATTATCTTGTCTTTATATCATTATTTCGTATAAACATTTACCAGATCTATTAATAGATTAACTGGAATAAGATAATGTGGCTTGGGTTTATCAATAGTACCAAATCGTTCTGTTGTTATATCTCTCTGTTGAAATGTTCTAAATAATACTGGATCGTATTCAATATAAGAACAATTGTCTGTAAAATTGAAAATAAATATCTGTTTCTTATCTGTCTTTCTTACCTTATGAACTGGTATAATTGTTGTTGAATATTGATGTTTTTTTACTCGTCTTGATTTCATTTCAAAACAAGTTCCCCTGCTTGTCCCTTCATAATCGTAAGGATAATATTCATCTTGATATAAATCTTTGGTATTCTTAATATCATCTTCATTATATAACTCACAAAAATTCAATTTCAACATATCTACCACTTCCAACTCTTTATCCAATCCAAATTTCAAATCATTTGCTAAACTGCGAATAGGTTTTATTAACATCTATATATTATGTTTATATAATAAATTCTTGGATACAAACGCCTAAACAATTATTAAGATGAATAATTATTTTATTCCAACCAAAATAAATATCTAAATTAATTATATAATGGAGAGAATTCGAGAATATATCCACACAAAACGCCCTACTTTGTCTAAATCAAGTATTACTACTTATGCATCAATTATCAAGAACCTTTACCTAAAAGTATTTGGAAGTGGAGAGGTTGATTTTAGCAAGTTTGATGAAACTGCCCCTGTTTTAGCATTCCTAAAGGATATGCCACCAAATCGTAGAAAAACAATTTTGAGTTCTTTAGTAATCATTACAGATAAAAAACCATATAGGGATCTTATGTTGGAAGATGTTAGAGAATACAATAAGGATATTCATAAGCAAGAAAAGACACCAGAACAAGTTGCATCTTGGGTTGATTCAAATCAAATAAAAGAAATATTTGATGACTTAAAGAAAAACGCAGATTTGGTCTATAAAAAGAAAACCCATTCTATTGCAGATATTCAACAGATTCAAAACTTTATTATTATGGCTGTTTTAGGCGGTATATTTGTCCCACCCAGAAGAAGTAAGGATTTCGTTGATTTTAAAATACGAGGCATTGATAAAACAAAAGACAACTATTTAGAGAGAAATAAAATGATATTCAACTCTTACAAAACCGCTAAAACTTATGGAACTCAAGAGGTTGATATACCAGTGCAACTCAAAAATATACTGGCTAAATGGACTAAATTGAATCCAACAGATTATCTACTTTTTGATAGTAATATGTCTAAATTATCCAGTGTTAAACTCAATCAAAGATTAAACAAAATATTTGGGGAAAAGAAGGTTGGGGTCAATCAATTAAGGCATACTTATCTTACTAATAAATATGGTGATACTATTGAAACCAAGAATGCAGTGGCTAATACAATGACGGATATGGGATCGTCTGCAGGAATGTTAGATACTTATGTTAAAAAGGATTGATTTTATATGGATTTATATGGTAAAAACCTAAAAACCCAAATAACCTAAAAAAACCTAGTTTTTCCAAACCTCTTCTATGAACCACCCTTCCTTATAGGACTATTCTAAAACTTAGGTTTTTTAGGTTATTTAGGTTTTTCTAGGTTATTCATATAAACTAGGTTAGTTTATATCAATAATTATTATAAATAAGTATTTAAAGTTGTTTTACATCAACACCAATCTTCATCATATCTATCCCCTGCCCACTATCCTCGCCCACTATACGAGCAGGTTGACTATCAATTTCAATTTCTTTTCTTAATTTGGGGTCTTTTGGAATGAAAAAGTGTTTTAATATATATTCATTCTTTTTGAAATCAACGCTCTTATTCAAATCATCAAACATTTCTAAAAAGTGTTCTATATCTAAATACATATCTCTTGATCTGGTTGGGGCTTCATTTATATAATGTAATAATGCAAGGCAATAAAAACCACAAGCGTTATTCATTAGAGATTGAATATCCTTTGTATTGAATGGTAGTTTTTGTCCGCAAGTATTCAATACTGCTTTCTTTATGCTCTCAGGTGGAGGCATTCCATATGCATCAAAATAGAATGGTTCTATTTTACCATTGGGATACTTATTAACCTGCAAACAAGTCCAGTGTGTGCCATCGTTTTTATTCCCTTCTGCATCTTCACTATCCTCAATGTTGATTATGTACGATTTGTTATACTTGATTTTGTTTGGTATTTCATCTTTGAATAAAACCGCCTCTAAAGGTATTCCCATATTCTCGCTCAGTTCTGTTAGTTGAGTATCAGTCAGCATTATATAATTAATTTAGAAATTAATTTTGGAAATTAATTGCTAAATATTTAATTGATTTGGAAAACTTATTCTCTCTTTATAATATAATATGGCATTTGAAATACGAAGATTACCATTTATAAACATTAAAGGTAAAGGTTTGAATAGTCCTCTAGATCCTGTTTTATATGAAAAAGTAAAAAAGGAAGCAGATAAAATTTATAATAAACCTAGTGCTTATAAAAGCGGTTATATTGTTAAAACATATAAATCTCTTGGAGGTAAATATTCTGGAGATAAACCTGTTAATGAAGGTTTAGATAGATGGTACAAAGAAAAATGGGAAGATATTGGTAATCAAAAATATCCAGTTTATCGTCCTACTAAAAGAATCACAAAAGAAACACCCTTAATTCCTAATGAAATAGATAAAAGTAATTTAAAGAAACAAATCAAATTAAAACAACAATATAAAGGAAGCAAAAATCTACCGCCATTTGAAAAATTATAATTTTAAGCCATATCCAATACCCTTGTGAAACTTTTGATAAGCAGGTGGTAATGTAGAACCAAATTGGAAATTTGCACCAGCAGGTTGTGATTGTAATGCAGGGTTTTTCATTAATTCTTGATCCATTTGGATTCTGTTAGTGCCTAAAATACTCGTTGATTTTTTTAGACCATAACCAAAACCTCTACCCATTGGGTTTTTACTCATAGTATCTCTATATTTACCACTTATCGATGGAACTGGCATCATATTTGCAGTTTGTCTATTAGCAACGGCATTCATAATATTGGCTCTAGAAATATTACCCATATTCGTTCCTAATTGTTGATTCAATTGGCTTAACATTTCATCTTGTGCCATTTGTCCTGCTAATGTTGTTGCTCTGTTTCCTCTAGAACCGCCAACATTAGATACAAAATTGCTTATATTTTCTTGATATTCAGTTGGTTTATCTAAATAATCCTTGGCAGTATTAGCACCCTTTCTTCCAACATATTTACCTAGTTGATTTCCAGCCATTAATGCAAAAGGAACTAATTCAGGTTGTCCTGTTGCTAAAGCCAATCCAGATAGGGCAGAAGAAGCGATTTCAGGTGCATAATCGGCTATTTTATCTATACCTGCTTTTAATGTTGGTTTCAACAAATCAGCACTATTATAAATAGCATCTTTTGCCTTTTTACCAATCGTTTTTTCAACGAAACTATCAAATGTCTTACCAAAAATACCCTTGCCACTCATAGATGCATTGGTTTTTTTAATATTCATATGATATTCAGGGCTTAATTGGCGATTGGCTAAAATCTCTTCTGGGCTTAATTGAATAGTCATTCCCTTCCCTTTTTGAAAGCATCTAGTTATAGCACTAAATCTAGAAGGATCTACCATCAAATTAAATCCTTCCCCTTTCATAGGAGGTTTAATACGAACTTTGTGTCCGTTGCGGAGTTTGCTCACTTGTTTTGGCGATGCATCAATATGAACTAGCGACATTTATATATCTAAATGAGAAAATAAAACGGCTTTTCCTTAACTAAATATAATGCCTAAATCCTGTATAATATTTTTTATAAAAAATATATTATATATGATAAATTAATATAAAGACATAATCATATTATTATGCTTAAACTCTTGAACCTGTGAGGAGGTCAATATCCACAGATACACCATATTCAATAAAGCACCAGAGGTCAATGGCTTTGTTGGAGGCGTTCGTTCCAACAACTTGGACACTCTTAGGGACAGATTCCTCAACAGGCAACATTCTTGAAACATCAACATAATAGTAAGTATATTCCATTTCAAATCCAAGAGAATTGAAGAGAGCAGATGTGAGTCCATCTGTGCAACCACCATTAACAGCATTAACACCATAAAGTTGGTTGTTGAACTGCTCAAATGCATAACGCTCAGTGTTGTAAATAGTATTCTGCCCAGAAACAACCACATTGAAGTTGGTAAGGAGGCAGAGAGGAGAAGTGCAACCAGTTCCAGCAGGGTCAAAAGGAGATTGATAAACAGGAATGCCAGTAGGAAGACCTGTTGACGCACCAGTAGCAGAATAGAAAGGAAGTAAAAGTACGGACTTGATATTTGCTATGCCGTTAGTGAGCAAGTTATTGAATGTTCCAGTGTTGGCAGGAATATTGATGACTTGGTATTGATACACATCGGTATATTTGATTTGCTTAATAGGATTGGAAATGTATGCTTGCTCAAAAATAGGGTTGAATGTATAAGCAGGAACATACAATAAAACAGAGCGTCCAAGAGTTCCAGTTCCAATAGGATATGTAGTAGCATTAGAAGTAAGAGTTGCATCAAGGCAAGTAGCACCAACGGAAAGATTAGTAATAAAAGAAGCAGTAGAAGCAGGGGCTACGCTACTTCCAAAAGATAAAGCACCACCATTACCAGTGACACCAGAAGCAACCATTACAGGATTTACACCACCAACAGCGTTAGAAACAGATACAAGAGTAAGAACACCAGTAGTAAGAGTTTTAGTGAATGTAGTAGAGCAGTTATTCAAGTTAAGGGTCATTTTCATAAATACACA